TTACGCTTGGACTATCTATTTTCATCTATTAATAAATATTAAACACCCATTATATTTGTTATGTCAGCAGAAGGTACTCCTGATACTGTTGTGATATTTGCTCCGGGTACTCCACTGACGTTATAAGCATAACCTCCATTAATTACAATGTATGGTGGGTTAGCATCATTATCTATCTCAACAAGTCCGTCAGTATTATCTATGTTATTTGTAAAATCATCTTTAGTTATTAATCCTATGGCATAACGCTCATATAAAGTATCGCCAAATTGGATTGTTGGTGGATATGTTACAATATCTAAATCACATGATGTATATTGTCCAGACAGTACTTCAACTGTTGATAACGGATCATTATTTCCATTTATATTAGTTAAGTAACGATTCCAGTCATTACTATCTAGTGATAAGGTATTACCACTATACCCAATATATGTTGATTGACCTGTGACTGTGTTGCCCCATACAAATAACTTTATGCTAGTGATAGGATCAGTAACAGAGTCTATGCTGCGTAAATCAAAGGTAAGATAGGAGCGAGCAAAAATATAACTAGGGTAAGTAGTTAATGTAATATATTGTTGAAATGCTGTTGCTGCAGAGTCAAAGGTGTCTACGTAGGTAGCACCATCTCCAGGACGTATATTAGTCCACTTTTGTTCTAAAGAAACTAATTGATTGAATACTTGTGGATATAATGTTGTAGCCATTATTGTACTATTAGATTTCTACCCAAGTGTGATCTGGTCTAAATTTCATAAACCAATAGCCACTACCTTCATTTTGGATTAAATGTCCTAGTAAGCGCACAATTCCTGTAGTTGGCACGGTAGTGTCTAAAAATGGTGCGCTAGTAGCACCTTCTTTTATGTAGACTGGTGCTCCTGTAGTGAGAGTTCCAGCTATTAAAGGTACACCACTTGTACTACCATCCGCACCTATTGTAATATACCCCTCTACTAGAGCGTAATTGCTACCTGAATTTATTGCTAGCATTCTAGTAGCACTAGTGTTACTTTGATCTACAGGGTACCAAGTGTCGTCGGTTTCCAAGAAAATTAAGTCGTGCAGAGTTGAACTATCACTGTTCATCTGCAGCATATCGTTTGGTGATGTGTATGTTACGTAATTATACATCAAAGCACCTCCAACTGTAACGACAGCATAACCAGCTTCAGCTTGACTAAAAGTAGCTGTTGCTGTGTTAGCGTTTGTTAAAGTTATTTCTTGTGGTAGGATTTGGCTATGATTAGAGTTGAATGTTTGAACTATTACGTACCTTGTGTTTAGGTTGTGATTTATTGTCCATGTCGTAGATGAACCAAACGAAGCCGAGAAGTTGCTTGAATATAGAGTGTTTATGTACGATGCTGTTAGTGCATTTGAAGCACTCTCAGCCCATGAAGCAGTTACTTGGTAAGTGCCTATTGGTAGAAAAGAGGCTGTTAAAGCTTGTGTGGCCCAACTTGCAGTGCCAGTTAAATTTCCCCTAAAGGATCCGGTGAACGATCCTGTGTTGTACGATGATGTGAAACTATTAAAGCTTGAAGTAGTAACAAGAGCACTTGTATCTATGTTTCCACCATTCACAACATACTGTGCCCAACTTGCAGTACCGTGCAAAGATCCAGTTACTCCTCCGTTTGTAAAAGATAAACTTCCTGTTATACCGTAACTGCCTGTTAGTTGCTTTGAGTTAATCCAAACACTACCACTCTTAATTAATAAATCTCCAAATGAAGAAGTAGTGGTAGTATCTGCCATGTCATGCAATTCACCTAATTCATATCCATTATCTACACGAACATATATTGAGCCATTATTTTGTTGTATTCTAACTGCTTGACCTAATCTAACACCATGTAGTGGTGCTTGTGGAGCTGATCCTGTGATAGTACCATTTGCTCCTAAAAACAATAGTTGACCATTTGTCCATCCTGGGGTGTTTGTGTCGTATCCCATAAACAGACCTTCTGTTAAAACATATCCTAATTCACCATTAGCAATAGCTGTTGTTGTTAAACCTATAGTGTTGGCTGATAAGTTGTCGTTAGTCCAGTCTGCTATTCCTATTCTTGGTGTGTCAGATGAGTTATTTGAACCAGTAATTCTTACTACTATACCTTTAGCAATAGGAGCTCCAGTTTGATTTAATACTTGGAGTATAATATCAGAGGATTGATTAGCATAGGAGGCTGTTTCTGCAAAATTGGCATAAGAGCTTGACCTAGCATAGGAAGCGCTTGTAGCAAATGAACTACTTAAGCTATAAGAAGCGCTTGTAGCATAAGAGGCAGAAAAGGCATAAGAGCTTGAAATAGCTTGTGAAGCGCTGTAGGCCCAGCTACTTGTACCCAAAAAGTTCCCAATAAAACTTCCGCTAAACGATCCTGTATTATAGGATGCTGTGAATGAGTTAAAGCTCGATGTTAAGATAAATGTACCAGATACTGCTGTAAAAATAGGATCAGTCTCTGCGCTAATTCCACTAGTCCCTGCAGGTCCTTGCGGTCCAGGAGTGTTTACTTGGACTATCTTAGTTATTCCTTGTGTGACATTAACATTAGTCTCGTCGGTAACAACTGTGATTTTGTAGAAAGAAGGATTAGAGTGGACGGTGTTATCGCTCATTATTGCTACTGAGATTTAATTATAAATATCTAGTGCAATGAGTGTTGGTTATGGATAACGTCTTATTTCTATGTTTCCCCAAAGTGTAGTTCCACCACCAACTCGAGAATCTGGGTTACCAGCTATGTCTGTGCAGAATAATGTGATTTCACAACTGCTGACTCCATTGTTAAACTGCAAGTAACCTAGTCGAGGTGTTGCTGAATCGTCTCCCATTATACTTACGCTCCAATAGGTTTTATTAAATGGTAGGCTTGTGTAACCAGTACCCGTTGTTCCAAATATAAAAGATCCGAAAGCATCAGCGCCCCAAGTTGATGTGATTCCAATAGTATCCTGCAGTACATTGACTGTTGGATCTCCAACTATACTTGCTTGGAAGGTTGCAGTGTACACCGCATACGGAGCTCCACCTCCTATTAAATGAGATGCTGATACTGCATATGAAGCTGATCTAGCTACGTTTGCCCCTGTAAATATAGAACCTGTGGTGTACGATGCTGTCACAGCTTGGCTTGCTGTTACAAAAACTTGATTAAGAGCTTGATTATATTGTAGACTGGAGGTGTACCGTATTTGTTGTGGAGTATCTGCTGCTGAGAGTAGGTATGGGATAAACCTTACTGATTGTTGTGGTGATGTGTCTAAGCTTGGTTGGATGTTTGTTGCAATGGATGCAGTACCTAATAAACTACCGGTAAATCCTCTAGTGGCTTGAACAGATCCAGTTACTACGATTCCTGAGCCTGTGACTGCTAACGATCCAGTGACTTTTAACGTGTCGGTAGTTGGATTGTATTTTAAAGGCGTATCAGCGTATATAGGTTGAGGTGCTACTAGTATACTAGCTACAAAGGGAATAAAGCAATCGTTAATGGGTGCACTAGCATTTAATGCTATTTGAGAAGCGGCTCCTGTGAGAGAGCCAGAAAAACTACCTGTGAATCCAGCAGTTGCTGTTACTGATCTTAGGACAGCATCGCTGCCCGATGTAATGACTTTTTTCCAACTTGGCATATTACGTTGTTTTTTGCGGTTGGTAATCGTTTACCGATTCCACTTCCCATTAGGGCCAACAAAAATCAAAACTATAACTAAATATACTTTTGATATTGATTTTGCAATTTTATGACAACATTGAAGAGCGTTTCTAATTGATCACCTACAAATGTTGCTTTTTTGAGAGAAAGTAGTAAGAACTCTAGTTCTTCCTTTGTTAATTCGTTAGAAGTGTCCTTTTCTTTACTCTTACTCATTAAATCTATTAAACCCATAACTTATTATACTGCTTTTTATGCGTAAATCCAAATTTCACCAGTGTTGGAGATGAACATATTACCTCCACCGACTGAGGAACCTCCATAAGTTGGATCAGTGCTTGGAGTACCTGATCCTAATTTTGCAGTTACTACATACTCTGCGGCAGTAATGTTAGTTGCGAATTGTGATACAGATGATGATACAGCCCAACGTGCTGTAGCTGTTCCATCGCTTGCATCCATATACAATGCATAACCAGATTGAGTTGCAGGTGATCCTGCTACTGAGTTTGCAACAATGATACCACCATCAAAGTTTCCAGGTGCGGAACTTGATGCTAACAATGCGTATCGATCACCTACTACCAAGTTTTGAGTATTAACTGTCGTAGTTGTGCCGTTTACTGTCAGGTTGTTGCTAACTGTTAAATTCTGCGGAATAATTACGCTGTTTGGAAGTGAAAACGTAATTGTATTATTGGTAGCGGTTGTGGTTATTTGGTTTGTTGTGCCGTTAAGTGCTAAGGTTTCGGTATCTAAGTTAATAACAGTACCATTTGTAGAACCTGATACTGTTAAATTACCGCCAGTTCCATTGACAACAAACTCAGCCCAACTTGCAGTACCAGTAAAGTTAACCCCTGCACCTACTCCAGTTACATTACCGGTTACATTACCGGTTAAGTTACCATTAAAGTCAGTTGCAGTTACGCTAGTCAAACCTGCTACAACTGTATTGAGGTTTAAACTGTCATTATCTGTGTTTAAGTTTGTACCAGCTAAATCAGTTAGTAAGTTAGCGTAGGTTACATACTTACTTGTACCATTTGCACTATCTTGAACAAAGAACTTATCAGCTTGTAGTAAGTCGGAGTATGCAGTTCCTGGGAAGTTTGCAGATACCCCAGTTAAGCCTGATCCATCTCCTGTGAACGATCCGGTGAAGGAACCGGTTAAACGTGTTCCAGCTTGCGTATTAGTAATTACTTGATTAGATGATACAGACACGCCGCTAAGTTCAGCGCTTGATCCAGAGACTATGACTTTTTTCCAAGATGCCATTGTGGTGTAGTTATGTTGTTGTTTTTATATAAGTATTAAGTTGATACAAAAAAATCACTTCCTGAGAATAGTAATCCGCCTCCCAGTGGGGAATCTGGTAGTGCTGTTTGTGTTGTGAAATAAGCTATTCCTTCGTTTGTTAAAATAAACACATCTTTGCTTGTATCATTTACAACAATTGCAGAATCTGCTTGTGTTGTTAGAGTCATACCGGCGTCAACACTAAGAGTGCCTATTTTTAATTCGTTGTATTGATTCTTTACTAAGAAAAAGTGATTGGTAATGTAGGTTGGATCCGTTACAACTTGAAACTCAGGAGTTATAATGTTCCAGAAACTACTAGTAGCATCTACAGAGCCTGATATTACCAACGACCCAGTCCCATCATAGATTCCTCCTGGACCTCTTGGTCCTACCGGTCCTGGTGTGTTGACAATAATTACTCTAGCTGACATCTACTTATCGAGTTACTTCTTTTCTAAGTTTAACGCAACCTTCTAGTATTCTAGTAACAACACTTCCTGATACTACTTCTAGGTCATATCTCGCTTCGTTGAACGTAAAAGCGGAGGAAGATGCTGCTGATATATAAATACCTATTGATCCTGATTGTATGGGAGTTATTCCGTTACTACCACTCATATTTAAACCTGTTCCATCTGCAGTGGGTGGAGTTGCTAAGTTTACGTATAGTGTATCTGTGTTATCAGCGTAGTCAGGTTTAATTTGCATTCTCGCTGTGTGTCCTGCTAGGTCTACAGGTTGGTTGCTCGAATCCTTATATTGAATTTCAAATTGAACTGTTGTTCCTTGCTCTATTGCAAATGAGTATTTTCCTGCTGCCATTAGCTTATGTATTTTCCTGTTAATGTAATGTTATCTTGTGGTGCAAGTGTAAAACCTAGTTGTCCAATGTCAAATAAAACATTAATTGTGTTATTAGGTCCGGTCTGTATTGAACCTATAGCTGATACCGGTATTGTTTGACCGTTCACCTCTAAATAGAAATCACTTAATACTGTGGTAGGTCTTGTGATTTGACCTTCAAATGTAGCGGAATCAGGTAGTATTCTGACTGCTGCTAACACAGTGCCTGGTGAGCTGCTTGTTGGTTGGATAGGATCTGGATCCGGTATGTCTGTATTTATTTCCGTACTGCTGTAGGTTACTTCGCTTAGTTTTTCGCTCAATTGCTTAACCTTAACATCCGGTACAATATATCCAAACAAGGTTAAAGTGAAATTAGTTCTCACAATCCTATCTGCGTCCTGGAGCAAGTCAGTTGTGTTAGTAAAACTATCTATTTTTGTTCTGAACTTAAATCGATCCTTTTCGCCCCAAAAACTTCCTTCCGAGTATACAATGGCTTCCACTATGCTGTTCATTTGCTCAACGAAGTCAGTCCAAATTACAACATCATAAGTCAGATCGACATAATCAGCCATTACTGTGTTTATGTAAGTCTTTGTAGGAACTTTACCTACTAACGCACTAAATTGATCGTATCTATTTTTCTGTGTGTACTTTACCTCTTGCGAGTAGTATACTTGAGGGTGGTTGGCATCAACCTTGCTTCCTAATGTTTTGTTCTTTGTTAATCCCGTTCTTTTGTAGGCAATGATAGGTGCTAAAATCTTTCCCTCCCTATCTCTATAGTATCCATCCTCTTGTATATTTTTCCACTTCTCAGGAGAACCATATACTACTGGAACTGCTCGTTCTGAGCCGAAGTCGTCTATTGTTGGTTTTATTACTTGCTCAATATAGTACTTGATTGTGTAATCTAAGTCTTTTAATCCAATGCTAAGTTCACCAAAAGAAGTGCCATCTCTACGAATGTCGTTACCTTTTCCATAGGTTGGAGTAGAGTCCCCTGATAGGATCTCTTTTTGTGATATTGGTTTTGGCTTGTTCATGGTCTAGCTTTTTCTATCTGGAGTCTTGTAACTCTCGTGTAGTGAGCAATGCATATTTCACTAAGGCTTTCGCCGAACTCTGGTCCTACATTTTTACCATAATCATTATCTTTACCCGCTACAAACTGGTTTTCATTTACCTGATCTATTTCGTAGTAGACACCTCTTACTTCAACAATATCACCAGCCTTTGGTACTAAATTTAACTCACGCAATCTTGGCTTCAAGAACCTAAAAGTCATCTGCTGGGTTACGTCTACTCCAAATTGGTCATCAGCGACATACGTCTGATCACCTCTTTCTAGCAAACAGGTTAGCCTTACAGGCCTATAATAAGTCTTACCTTGGGAAGCTTCCCCGTACAGATTGCTTGCCATGTCAGCCAATGATAGTACGTAAAAATCAACCTCTTGTTGTATTACATTATCCAACAATTCGTTGTTTATCTTCTTAATGAAGCTAATATCTCTACTACTTCCGAACAGTGCCATATTATTTTATGTATATAGAGAGTGGTACTTTTGATAACTGGTAGTTCATTGCTGTGGCAATGGCTTGTTCTTGCTCAAATTGTCCTTGCCTTGTCATTGCTTGCAGCAGTTCTTTTAATTCTGTTAGCAGGTTAGCTTTATCTTCACGACCCTGCGCTATTAAATCCGCTCCATTTAAAGTTACTTCTGCTCCTGGGATTGGCACTGTGCTGTACTTGTTGCGAATAAGTCCTAGCAGCTCTTTAGCAAGTCCTAATGCGTACTTATAAATCCATTGCTTTCCAATTGGACTTATGTACTCATAGGTCATAAAGTCGTAAGGAACGTTGCTAAGATCGGTTATATTTCCAGTGTTTGAGTTTTTTATAGGATTATTCCTATCTTCTACCACTAAATACTCAAACCACATCTTCATTTGCACGCTTGGAATTGGAAATAAATTTAACTTATTATTTCGCAACTCAAATGTGTAGCTTGATTTCCTTATTTGGTCATTCATCTCAATTGCTTGTATTCTAAGCAAGTCAGCGTACAAAGGCATTACTAAGAAGTTTACTGCTGGTGAGTAGGATCCCCATCCGAAGCCATCTAACAATTGCTGCGTACCAGCTCCTGTACCAACGTATGGGTCAAAGTATCTCACAATTGCTGGGGAGAAGTCATGGTATACTCTTTTTACCTCTATCCTATTACCACTCTCACTGACATTTGCCCATAGTGCATTAAGGTCGTAGCTTTGTGATCCTGGGATCATATCGATGTATCCTTTTTTCCAATTGACGTTGCCACCACTACCTACTTCTGTTCCGTAGTTTTGTGCTAGGTCAATCGTTCTTCCCATGTTTGGGGAAATCACTTTGTGGTTTAGAGCTGATCCAGTAGGAGTTCCAACTAAAGTCAGCATGTAGTCTTTTGCATTGTACATATTGACTTGAGTGCTAAACTCAGTGACAGCTTCTTCTATGCAAGCATATAAGTTTATATCTTGTAATTCGACCTCCATAATTGGATATCCTAACTTCTTAGCACACCAATCAGCTATCTTATCAACATCTTGTTGAAAAAAATAGTCGTTGTCATAATATCCAAAAGGAGTATCGCCAGGACAGAAAGAACTAGATCCAGGCCAGATAGGAATATTTGCCATTTACAGATTTTCTTATAAATATCACGCTAGTCGCGATACTCATTGTAAACCTTCAGAATAGGCTCAACAATCTCATGTCTATGGTTTGCTTTTAGGGTAATTACACTAAATCCTGGTATTTGTATGAAATGCTTTGATATGAAGTCGAATCCCGACTGTTTTCTATCTTTTAGGTCAATTTGAGCTGTGTCTCCACATAAGATCATTTTAGATCCTTGACACAATCTACCCAATAACAGTTCCATCTGTCTGTGGGTAATGTTTTGTGCCTCATCCACTACAACCAAGCAGTCAGATAAGTTTCTACCTCTCATGAATGCCAAAGGTATTACTTCAATGTTACCTTCTTGGATATGCTTGTCAATTATATCTTTTCGGTATAATCGATACATATTATCGTATACTGCAGCTGTGTATGGTGCAAGCTTTGCATCTTTGTCTCCTGGTAGGAAGCCAATTTCCTCTCCTGAGGTTACTGCTGGTCTTGTTAGTACGATTCGTTGGATGTCTCGTCTGAAGAGTAGGTCTAAAGCTACTTGGGCAGCTACCATTGACTTACCACTACCTGCTGATCCTTTAAGCACTGTGATTGTGCTGTCTAGGATTGTTGCTTTTGCATGCTTTTGTTCTTCTGTGAGAACGATTTGGAATTTGATAGGACCCTTTGGCTTTCTCTTCCCTGTAACTTCTTCCATTTTGTTTTATTTCCTATAAATAGGGAGTTAGATACTATTTATGTAAAATTAAACACCATGCAATCACTAATGTCAAAATTTAGCAATGCTTACGGGCATTCTTCCTTTCAACAAAGACCAGCTAACCTTTCGGCTGGTATGCAACAGAATGGCTTCCAAAAAGTTCAAAATCCTAGTGGAGCTAATAGTGCTGTGAACTCGGTCAGTGTTAAAACTGATTTAATGTAGTTTTTGTTATTAACTTAATTAAAATAAAAAAGCCCCTATTAAGGGGCTTTTTAATTTATTACACTAGTTGATTAGAGAGTATTCAAATCAGCTACATATACTTTACCATAGAATTCAGGACGGGTTACAAGTTTAGCGTAACGAGTCATCACTCCACGACGTGGAATGAAGTTATTCGGATCGTAAACAAGTGGGGTCAACATCAATGGAATGTATGGAGCATATACGGCACCAGTTTCCAAGAATTGTGAACCACGGAAGCCCATCAAGATTGTATTCTCTTGCATGTATGGGTTCTTGTATACAGTGTAGCGGCTAGTCAAAGCACCTACTTTCTGTACACCCATTGCATACTTCATCTTCTCACCGTCACCATCTGCAGCGTATCCTGGGATAGACTCGAGGATAGTTGATACGTCAGGAGAGCAAACCAAGAAGTTAGCACCGCCACGAAGAGTCTTGGCATGAATTTGGTTAGAAACTTTTTGCAGTTTAGTACCAAGAGTTGCATACCAAGTACCTTGGATATAAGCAGTACCTGTGTATTCTTGAGTCTGTAAGATATTACCTGCAGAGTTGTACTCACGACCAATCTTAGCTGACCAGAACTCAGTAGTAGCAGCAGAAGAAATCAACATATCCAAGATTTCGAGATCAATTTCCATAGAAACATACTCAGAAAGCATGGCTGTCAATTCAGCTTCAGCATCTACAGAGTGGTAAGCGTTGAGGTCTTGAGCAAATTCTGGAGTCCAGCTTGCCTTCAGCTTGCGAGTCTTAGCAGTCACAGGAATTGAACGCATTTGCAATTCGATTTCTGGGATGTTAAGGTCTGTATCTAAGCTAAGAGCAGTCGTAGCATTAGTACGAGGATTTGCAATTTCAAAGTCAGAACGGCTATCGTTAGCTGGTTGCAATGTACCAGATACGTTTGCAGTAAACGTAGGCAGTGTTACTGCTGATGCAGCAATTGCAAATACCAAACTAGAAGCGCTGATTGCGGTAAACGCTGGGTATACTGACAATTCGGTTGATCCAGAAAACAGACGGAATGAGCGAACTGCATTAGCATCGTATCCTGAAGGGAGGTCAGTCAAAGCAACAGCCACTTTTTTGAAAGTACCAGCTGCACCTAAAGATGCTGTGTAGGCACCATCAAAGTTTACGTCCAATTGAGTCAAGGATGCTGTAGTAACAGATGCTGGAGTACCACCTACATACTTTACAGAGTAACCGAAACGACCAGCACCATAGAGACCGTCAGAAGGAGCACCTGACTGTGAGGTAATACCTTGCAAAGTACCAGTCTGGTTTTTACCACCAGGTTGGAATCCAAAAGGCTTCTTATCAGTACCATACTTGAAATCCAAGTAGAATACAAGACCAGAAGGTAAGTTCATTGGTTGAACGCTAACGAACTCTTTTGCTGCAATTTCAGCAAAAATACGACGGATCAACGGAAGAGCAACACCATGCCATTGCTCGTAGCCTTGACCACCGCTAATACCAGCTGAAGAAGCGTTACCTTCTTTGATAAGCTGCTTAGCTTGGTTTTCTAAAAGGACAGAAACAGTAGCTGCTTCAGTGCCCTTCAAGCCTTCCAAAAGACCAGACTTCTTCCACTTGCTAACAAGTGCACGATTCTCTTGTCCTCTGTTTGGCTCATTAATGTTTTCAAATAAATTCATTTTTTTGAGTTTTTGAGAGTTTTAATTAAATAATTCCTGCGAGTTTTTTAAATCTGTTGATTTGGTC